GGTGTTTTGGGTTCTTGACACGTTTGACAAGTTGACACGTATTCTAGGTTACTCCGTAAGCGCTCTATTACTCGTTACCCTAGGGTAACATATATAAAAAGTGCTATAGCGTTTAACTGGAAAATCGTGTCAATTCGTCAATCTGTCAATTTTTAGTGTTTTTTAGGCTTTTCACTGGTTGTGTCCTCGATCCTGACCGCCTCGGGACGCCGATCCTACCGCCCAAGGCAGAGCGCCAGCGATGCCAGCGACAGCGCACAACAGATACCGCACAGTGTAGCACATGGCACGCGATACCCTGAGCCATACGCACAGGGCGTGGCATAGGCGAGTCAATGGCACATAGTTGGACGCTCTATGCCAGAGTTCAGGCGCGTTGATTCTAGGGCACATGGCGCACGGGATGACTGACTGACGGTCAGTGTATCGATACACCAGAACCCCAAAAGGGCGACGGGGGACGGGGGCTTTTGGAGCCTGGGCGCGCGGGGCTTAGTTAGGCAACACCCCTACACCTCCAATTTTTCAACCTTCTCTCATAGTTTCTATCTCCAAACTCACGTATGTATGATTTTATATACATGTTTAGTTTATTTCTGGTCCAGTTACTATAGTTACTATTGCATAAGCTCTATAGGTGGTGTATCCTCAAGCAGGGAACACTATGCAGCGAGAACCTATGAGCACTAAAAAAGGACAACGCCTCAATGCCGAGATCCGCGAAAAGCGTGATTTTGAAGTGTCGCGCGTCGAAGGCCCGCTTCTACTTGATTGGACGGATGACTTGTATAGGTATGACCTGAACGGGCATCCAGTTTCTCTTGCCGAGGGCGAGATGGCCGCCCAGCCTATATCCGGTATGTGCCCGCTCTGTAACAACAACCAGTGGCGGGAGATCGATCAATCTCTTCTTTCGGGGATTACGTGTCCAGAAATCCGGGAACGCTTCGGCGCATTTTTCACGGATGATGAAATTGCGATTCATGCGGCCGACCACCTCATGCCGGTGAGTACGGCCGTATTGGAAAATTTTTTTCCGGAATCACTTCGGTGTGAAGCGGAAGAGTTTGATTCCTCGGCGCTCGATATGTCGAGGATCTACCTCAGAGAGGGCTTGCGAGCCCCGGATGTAGACGAGGAATCTTCCCCGGTTGCAGGATCAACAGGTCAAGATTCCTCCAACCTTGCGCCCGCTCACGATCAGGTATATGCTATCGAGAACGGCGTGTTATATCCTATGAAAATATGGAGTCCGAAACGTATGGAAAGCGAATTAAGAGACCGGGCGCAGAATAATATCAATTTCATGGACGAGATGATGCGGGTTCGCAAGATGAGCTATCACGTGTACAAGGAAGTAATTACCCGGGGACAGGTTAAGGACTACGGGATCGCCATGACGGCGGTTAGGGAAATCCGCGGGGTGGTGGAAACCTTGGGTAAGTTCTCTCTTATTGCGAAACAGCTAGGCGATGACGAGGGAAAGATGAAAAGGTTGTCCCCGCAGATGCAGGACATGATCGCTAAGTTGGGTATTGGGCAGATAGAACAGGATGAAGAAACCGCGGAAATGGTCAAAAATGTCACCGAAGTGGGAGAAAATAGCGATTTTGAGGGTGAAAATGGGGGACAAGTGGGAAATCTTGCCGATTCACTCATGCAGGACATAGATGAAATGATTGGAGGCTCGGATGTTTTCGAGGCTTGAAACGCTTGAAGTTTATAAATCCATTATCTCGGAAGCAGCGCGCGACGGGACGGTAAACGAGGCCACCCGGGAGCTCGGAAAAACAGACCTGTTCTTTCTCTTGGTGTTCATTCTCGAATCCGGTTTCGCAAATAATGACTGGGTATACGAGAGGTGCAGAGAATTTCAGGCGGATCCGGACGGGCATTTGGATTTGTGGTCGCGGGAGCACTTCAAGAGTACGATTATCACCTTTGCCGGCACGATTTTCCTGATCATAAACGATCCGGAGGTGACGGTAGGCATTTTCAGCTTCAACCGGCCGATAGCAAAGGGATTTTTGCGCCAGATAAAGACGGTTTTCGAGAAGAATGAGCGACTGAAAGAGCTGTATCCTGAAATTTTTTACCAGGATCCGGCGAAAGAAGCGCCGAAGTGGTCCGAGGACGACGGGATCATAGTAAAAAGGAACGGCGTCCCAAAAGAAGCGACGATTGAGGCGTGGGGGTTGATCGACGGACAGCCGACAAGCAAGCATTTTAGATATTTAGTATACGATGATGTGGTTTCGGTAAACTCGGTCACTACCCCTGAAATGATCAACAAGGTCACAGAGGCTTTGTCGATTTCTTTCAATCTCGGGAGCAATCTGGGCGGGGGGAGGCGGTTCGTTGGGACGCGCTACCACTACGCGGACACGTACTCAGTCCTGATTGCCCGCGGAGCGGTAAACGTCCGACTGTATTCAGCAACAAAAGATAATAAAGTCGATGGCGAACCCTGGCTGTGGACGAAAGAGATTCTTGCGAGAAAAATCATCGACATGGGACCATACGTCTCGAGTTGCCAGCTATTCAATTCTCCCGTACAGGAAGGAGAGGAAACCTTCCGTGAAGAATGGATACGGTACTGGATACCGAAGGCTGAGTTTTTCAGAAAACTGAATATGTACATACTGATAGACCCGGCCAATGAGAAAAAAGAGACATCGGACTATACGGTCATCATGGTTATCGGGCTCGGGCCAGACAAGAACTTCTACCTGGTGGATATGATTCGCGACCGGCTTTCCTTGAGCGAGAGGACCAACCGGCTTTTCAGATTGCACCAGGAATACCGGCCGATTGGAGTCGGATACGAAAAGTATGGGATGCAGTCGGACATCTCGCACGTTGAAGGCGAGCAGGAAATCAGGCAATACAGGTTTACGATTACCCCGCTCGGAGGGAATATGCGGAAAATCGACCGGATAAAGAGGCTGCAGCCGATCTTCCAGGCCGGCAGGTTTTATATACCGGAAAAACTTATGCGCGTAGACCAGAAAGGAAACCAGCACGATTTCATAGATGAGTTCAAGCGGGATGAATATTCCCAATTCCCTTATATGACGCATGATGATATGCTTGACTGCATGGCCAGAATCACGGATGCTGACATGAAAACTTTTTTCCCGCAGCCTACGGCCGGGGACGACGATGATCTGCCCTCGTGGGCGAGCGAAGCACAGCAAGACAATTCGTATGACTATGCCACATACGACTATATCGATAAATAAGGCGGACTAAAAAATGAAAGAGCGAACGCTTTCAGACCATGACAAGGAATTGATTGCCAAAATATCGAGGGACAACAAGGCCCTTCATATCGAGAAAGACAGAATGAGGGCAATTTACGTTCAGCTTTCACGGTATATAAAACCGTCGCGCTCCGGATGGTCGTTCGAGACTCAGACCGACGACGACTTCGGGAAATACATTTTCGACGGAGAGGCGATTTCCGACAAGAACCGGATGGCAGACGGCCTTTTTGGTCAGATGGTTTCTCCTTCGATTGACTGGCTGAACTTTGCTCCCAGGGATGATAAAGCCAAAGAGGATCCGGAAGTCCAGAAATACGCCCATGCGCTTAAACTGCACATGATGGACACGTTTTCGAAGTCCAATTTCTATGACGCGGTAGCAGAAGGTCTCGATGACGGGACCGTATTCGGAACGGTAGTTACCATTGTTTCTGACAATAAGGAAGAGAAAAAGCCGGTATTTGAGACGCTTCACCTACGTGAAATCTTGATATCGGAAAATAGGTTCGGCCACGTAGACCTCCTGCACCGCGAGTTTGAAATGTCGTTTCGGCAGATGATCGAGGAATTTGGAGAAGATATTCTTACGGCGGAAGAGCTAAAAAAAGCCAAAGACAACATGGAGAAAAAAGTCCGCGTGCTCCACGCGACCTACCCGCGGAGCTACCCCGGAGACACCGACAATGCAGTCCAGATTGATATAAATAAACCGATAGCATCGATTTACCTATTCTGCGGAGAAAGCATTGAAGGGACCGATGACCAGAAGCCTCAGTTTATTCTCCGGGAGGGAGGGTTCGATTACCAGCACTTTAGCGCCTGGAGATTCAAGAAATACGCCGGAATGACTTATGGCGGAAGTCCTTCGATGGACGCCCTCTTCGATGTAAAAATGATGAACATGCAGGCGAAAACAATGGCCGACGTCGCGCAGCTCGCTGCCCGCCCGCCTATGGAAGCGACCCTCAGTATGAAGGGAAATATCAGAATCGCTCCTGGCGGGATTACCTATAAGACTGGAGACCAGGAAATCAGGCCCGTCATGACTACAATCAGCTACCCTTTAGGGATAGACTCAATGGAACGTCGATCAAAAATCCTGAAAGAACATTTCAAGGCCGATTACTTTATGTCGATGGCCCAGATGCAGGGATCTCGCGACAGAACCGCGACAGAGATCATGGAAATGAAGGCTCAATCAGCGGCCGTTATGGGCCCGATGGTCGGAAGAATCCAAAGCGAGTACCTTGAACCGCTTATTATGACGTCCATGAAAATCGAGCTCGCGGCCGGCCGGCTCCCGGAGCTTCCCGAAGGGATGGATCCGTCTATCATCATGGCGATGGAATTCGTCGGGCCTCTTGCCCAGGCTCAGAAAAAATATCTGGTGAAACAGGGAATTGAGCAGGGCCTCCAGGCAGCCTTCGGTGTTGCACAGGGGGATCCGAGCACAATACTGAACTTTGACCTGAATTACGCTGCCCGAGAGCTGGTTCGCGTGGCGGGATTCCCGCCCGAGGGAATCGTCAGCCCGGAGGAAGCAAAGAAGAGGCAGCAAGCTCAGGCAGAGGCACAGGAAAAAGCAAAACAAGAGCAGCTTGAAATAGAGAGGGCAAAAGCGACGCCAGCGGCAGGCACGGCACCGGACCCCGGAAGTCCGCTTGGGAATAAAATGGGCGTAAAGCAAGTCAGTTCCGGAAACAATCAATTAAGGAAATAAAACATGGCAGTACTTGAAGGCGAAGATATTGCGATCTCGGAAAAATGGCGAAACGTTTTCTTTTCCACCCCAGATGGAAAGGACATTCTGGAAGAGATGCTACTGCAGATGCACACCTTTGATTCTCTTCCCCTGGATGATCCGGCCGCTATTGCGCTCAGGAATTATGGCGTTTGGATGCTTTTCCGCCTTGGAGTGTACCAGGACAACAATGTGAAAAGCATCATTGACAAATTGGCATCTATACCCTATAAGGAGAGTATATAAATGGCAGGACTACTTGACCCGGGTTCAACACCGGACACTCAGAGTTCGACTTCGGTTCCCGATAATGGAACCACGACGACACCACCTTCATGGATCAGTGAATTACCGGAGCCTTTGCGAGGCGAGAAGAGCTTGCATAAATTCGCGAACAGGGACGAAGTTGCAAAAAGCTATGTCGAGCTGCAGAGAAAACTAGGGAGTTCAATACAGATTCCTAAAAGCGATGCCGACCCAGCGGAATGGGAAAAGGTTTTTTCACACTTACGGCCGGAGTCTCCGGATAAGTATGAAGTGCCGACAGAAGGTTTTACGGAAACAGCGATAGCTGATATCAAGAAAGCAGCGTTTGAAAGCGGCATGACTCCGACGCAGGTAAAAAACCTGACATCGGTACTATCGGTCGAGCAAAAACGGCAGAAAGAAGCATCCGAAACTGCAATCGCGGCAGAGATAACAGCGGCTACAGAGGTATTGAAAAAAGAGTATGGATCGGAAATTGAGGCAAGCCTCGGTATCGCGAAAAAAGCTCTTGAAGTATTATTCCCTGGAGCGTCAAAGAAGTTAATAGGTAGCGGGATAGACAATAACCCTGAATTTATCAAGGGGCTCGTAACCCTCGGGAAGCGGCTCGGTGAAGATTCAATCGTTTCTGGTGGTCCTGTTAAAACTAAGGCTCAAAACGCAGATCCGTATGATTGGATGAACGAAAGATTCCCGAAAAAGGATTAAGGAGAATTAGATGTCATTTGCAATAGACAAAGTGTATACGCTTCCTGAAATCATGAGGTCTCAAGGCCCGAACGGAAGCACATTGAAACTGATCGACGTCCTGTCTCAGCAGGTCCCGATCGTTGAGGAAGCCTACTGGGAACGCGCCAACGGCGACACAACCCACGAGATGCTTCGTGTTTCGAGCGAACCGACAGGAACTTTGGTTCGGTACAATGAAGGTACTCCGAACTCGGCGGCTACCTCCGTTCCTATCATGGAACCGATGTGTCGTCTTGAGGATCGCCTCCAGATCGATACTCGTATCCTGGACAAAGCCGCTGATCCCATCGAATTCCGCCGCTCGAGAGAGGCAACCCATTTCCGCGGCCTGATTAAAACCTTCCATTCGACCATTTTCGGAAAGAATGGTTATGGAGCCCGCGGAGCCGATATGCGAAGCATCGACGGTCTCACCACCCGGATGAACGCGATCGCGCTAAACTCCGTTATGTCAAACGGCGGAGCAGTTGCGAACATGGCCTCCATATGGATCATAAAGTGGGGAACCGACGGCGTGTTTCTTACCTATCCTCAGAACATGAGCAAAATGCTCTCGGTAACTGACCTCCGTGAGCAGCCGGCTTATGACGCTGCTGGAAATCGTTATGAAGTTGTCATGACGAAATTCGGCTGGGAATTCGGTCTTAACATTGCTGACGCTCGGGCTGTAAAACGCCTCTGCAATATCAACGTGACTCCCGGTAGTACTGTCGGATCTTTCGGAAACGATACTAACGTCGCGAAGGGCGAAGAAAATATGATCGACCTGATCGAAACTCTCCCGATGGGCGATACCTCTAATACCGCGATCTATGTTGGACCGCAGGTAATGGCAGCTTTCCGCAAACGCTTTAATGCCAAAGGAAACCTTTTCTTTGACCAGCAGGATGTTTGGGGACGCAAGCAGCTCACGTTCCAGGGAATCCCGGTTATCCGCGTAGACACGCTCGGCGCTGACGAATCCACCATCAGCTAATAAAAACGAACTCGGCCCTGGGATACTCCAGGGCTTATCCTTGAAGGAGACATGAATTATGATAATGGATGCAAAATTTGCCGTTGTTACCCCGGGTCTTTCAGAAGACCTCGTAACGTCGGGAACTACCCCGCTCATATCAGACTATATTGACGTCAAAAGCGCCGGGTATACTGACGCAGGCGGAGAGCTCTACCTGTATGTGCGCGTAAAAGCGACCACAGCAGCGGCCGGAGCGTCGTTCCTGTTTGAAATCCAGTCCGCGACAACCGCTGGCGGATCGTATGTTACTGCAGAAGCAAGAACGGTACTGCTTGCGCAGATCGTAGCGGGAAAAGAAATCATGAAACTGCCGATCCCGCCGGGAATGAATCAGTTCTGGAAGATCCAGATCACTGGAGCCTCCGGCATGACGGGCGGAGCCACATTCAATATGGCCATAATCCCCGAGTAAAAATCGAGGCGAACCCCCGAGGGAAACTTCGGGGGTTTCTTTATCTAGCGACATGATATATAATCTGACTCTAGTATTGAGATACGGAGGCTTTTATGGCACTGGTGTTAATCCCTGCTTTTGACGCAGTATACGAAAATCTTGAGGCGGCTTTGTGCAACAAGGCGCTATGGCGTATTGGAGCTGAAACGATCAAAGATACCGTCGAGGACACCAAACAGTCTCGTGTCTGTAAATCGGTCTATGCGCAGACTCGTGACGAACTTTTGCGCACATACCCTTTCAATTTTGCAACCAAAACGTCCTATATTCCACAGGATACCGCTTTCGTGTTACCCATGAACCAGTATTCTTACGCTTTCAAGGCAGAAAACCACCTGGCTTTTACAGGAACGTCTGCCGTCGGAAACGCAACAATTACCGGAGTTGGAGTTTCCATTATTGATTATGCCAGCCTTGTAGGTCGCGGAGTATATGGTGCGGGAATCCCGGTCAACGCCAGGATCGTTGCTGTAAACGCCACAACTCACACAATAACGCTTGACAGGCCTGCGACTTCCATTGGATC